ACCGTCGCCCCGGCACGCCGCTGCCCCCCGAGATGACAGGCGATCCCCACCCCGACAGGCTGGCCCGCGCCGAGGCGCTGCGTCTGGCGCTGATCGAGAAGGACAACCGCTACAGGATCGAGGGCTCGGAGGACCGCGTCGACAGCGAGCCGAAGTTTCGCGGCCCGCAGTCCAAGACCCCAGACATCTGCGTCCCCCGTAGCTATTACATCGACATCCCCGCCGACGAGGCCTTCATCGAAGGGCGGCGCGGCGAGGACGTGCTTTACTTCATGACGATCTCCGAGGCGGCGCGCTGCATGACCGGCGAGAGCCGGGACGTCTGGCGCAACGCCGTGAAGAACGCGGCCGATGGCACTACCAGGGGGGCCTTCGGCTGGAGCTGGTCGCGTCTGCGCAGCCGCAGAGGGAAGAACCGTTGACCACCTTTTTTGGGGACACGGAGACCTTCTGCGAAACGCCCCTCGCCCACGGCCTGCACCGCTACGCAGAGAAGGTCGAGATCACGGTCCTGGCCTGGGCTATCGACGAGGGCCCAGTCGAGGTCATCGACTGCACCAGGCCCGGCTGGGAGGAGAAGGTCAAGGTGGCCCTGGCCGCCGCCGACGCCGCCGACGAGCAGGTCTGGCAGAACTCTGCCTTCGACCGCACCGTCATGCGCCACGCATGGGGCTACGAGATGCCGGTCGAGAGGGTCGTGGACACGATGGTCCAGGCCCTCGCCCACGGCCTTCCCGGCTCCCTCGACAAGCTGTGCTCGGTGCTGGGTGTGCCGACCGACCTGGCCAAGGACAAGGCGGGCAAGCAGCTGGTCCAGCTCTTCTGCAAGCCCCGGCCTGCCAAGCAGAAGATCAGGCGCGCGACGCGCGAGACACACCCCGTCGAGTGGCAGCAGTTCCTCGACTACGCGGGCTCCGACATCCTGTCGATGCGCGAGGTGCGCAAGCGCCTGCCCAAGTGGAACTACCCCGGGAACCAGCGCGAGCGTGACCTGTGGGTGCTCGACCAGAAGATCAACGACAGGGGCGTGGCCGTCGACCTGGCCCTGGCAGAGGCCGCCGTGCGCGCCACGGACCTGGCCAAGAGGGGGCTGAAGGCGAAGACGCAGGAGCTGACCGGCTTCGACCCGGAGACGGGTCAGGGGCTCGAGAGCACCACCCAGCGCGACGCCTTCCTGAAGTACCTGCTCGGCGAGTTCGGCGTTGACCTGCCCGACATGCAGAAGGGCACGCTCGAGCGGCGACTGGCCGATGAGAACCTGCCAGAGCCCGTCAAAGACCTGCTGCGCATCAGGCTCATGGCCACGGTGTCGTCGACTGCCAAGTACAAGACGCTCCTGCGGGGGACGTCGAGCGACGGGCGGCTGCGCGGCACGCTGCAGTTCTGTGGCGCTGCGCGCACGGGCCGCTGGGCTGGCCGCCTCTTCCAGCCCCAGAACCTGATGCGCCCGACGCTGAAGCAGCAGGCCATCCTCGACGCCATCGAGGCCTTCCTCGCGGACTGCGCGGACCTGGTCTACGACAACGTCATGAACACGGCGGCGAACTGCACGCGCGGCGCGCTGACCGTCGGGCCCGGCAAGAAGATGGTGTCCTCCGACCTGGCCAACATCGAGGGCCGGTTCCTCGCATGGCTGGCGGGTGAAGAGTGGAAGCTCCAAGCCTTCCGCGCCTTCGACACCTTCCTCTTCAACGGCGACGGATCGCCCACGCTGTTCGTCAACAAGAAGGGGGAGCTGGAGCACAAGCGCGCCGGGCCCGACCTCTATCACGTCGGCGCTGCCGAAGTCCTCGGCATCAAGGTCGAGGACGTGACCGACGACCAGCGCCAGGCGCAGGGCAAGGTGCCCGAACTGGCCTGCGGTTACCAGGGTGCGGTCGGTGCCTTCCAAGCGATGGCCCGCATCTACGGGCTGGAGATTTCCGACGCCCGGGCCCTCGAGATCGTGAAGGCCTGGCGCAAGAAGAACAAGCACATCGTCGAGCTATGGTACGAGACCGAGCGCGCCGCGATCCGCGCCGCGGAGCAGCCAGGCCTGCGGGTCGAGGCGGCCGGTGGCAAGCTCGTCTTCCAGCGCAACGGCAGCTGGCTGCGCATGCGCCTCCCCTCTGGCCGTTGCCTCTGCTACCCCGGCGTCGCCGTCGAGGAGGGCAAGCTGACGTACATGGGGGTCAACCAGTACACCCGGAAGTGGGAGCGGCTGCACACCTACGGCGGCAAGCTGATCGAGAACGCCACGCAGGGCGGGGCTCGTGACGTGCTGGCGCACAACATGGCCGAGGCCGAGGCGGCCGGGTTCGAGATCACGCTCACGGTCCACGATGAGCTGGTCACGGAGACAATCGACAGCGGGCAGTTTACAAGCGAACGCTTGAGTGCCATCATGTCGACCGTACCCCCCTGGGCGACGGGCCTCCCGCTCGCCGCCTCCGGGTGGGAAGGCGCTCGCTACCGTAAGTGAGTTACCGGGTTGCCAAACCAGCAAGTAACGGCTAGGCTGCGCGGATGGATAACGAGACCCTTCATCGGACGTTCGAGTACGTCCCCGAGCTTGGAACGCTTCGCCGCATCAGCGGCGGCCAGAAAGAGTTTCCGTGGCGCGGGATAGGCAAGAACCGGCGCTACTTGGCTTGCACGGTTGGGGGCCGCACCTACTACCTGCACCGTCTTGTGTGGCAATACCACCACGGCGAAGTGCCGAAGATGATCGACCACAAGGACATGGACGCCCGCAACAACAAGATCGAGAACCTTCGGCTGTGCACCCCCAGCAGCAACCAGCTCAACAGCCGGAAGCGGGGCCACAACACCAGCGGTTTCAAAGGGGTGTTCAGCACGCGCGGCCGAAAAGCCGAGCCTTGGTTCGCCCGCATCACGGTCGACGGTGCCCACCATCAGCTCGGCTACTTCTACGATCCGGCCGAGGCCCACGAAGCCTACAAGAAAGCGGCCGACAGGCTCGCAAAGGAGTTTGCCAGATATGCGTGAGAGCACAATCGAAGCGCACCTGCGCAAGAAGGCGACAGCCGCCGGGGCGCTGGTCAGGAAGATGGTCTGGCCGGGGCACCGCGGCGCGCCGGATCGGTTGGTGATCTGGCCTCAAGGCCCCCAGCAGTACGGCGTTCCGCTCATCGCCGCGAAGGTTCATTTCGTCGAGCTGAAGGCTCCCGGCAAGAAGCCCGACCCGCACCAGGAGAGGGAGCACGCCCGCCTGCGCAGCATGGGCTGCGCGGTTCTGGTCCTCGACACTGTCGAGGCCGTCGATGCCTACATAGCGAGAAGGACAGCATGACCGACAGAATGTACATGCGCGGCCGCCTCTGGTGCTGGCGGCGGGACTGGACGGCCGCCGAGGTCGACCGTCTGGAGCGGGCCTTCGAGGTCGGCGCGAGCGACGCCGACATAGGCAGACGCCTGCGCCGCAGCGCCAGCTCGGTGCAGCGCAAGAGGTTGACGCTCGGCCTTCGCCGGAACGGACAGCGCCTCCTGTGGCCGCCAGAGCGCGTGGCCAGGGCCGTCGCCCTCCGAGCCGAGGGCCGCTCCTCGTCGGAGATAGCGCGCGAGTTGGGGCCCGCCTTCACCCGCAACATGGTGATCGGTGCGATCTGGCGGGCTGGCCAGTGAGCCGTGCCTACACCCCCAGGCCCTGGCAACCGGCCATGATCGACCACGCCTGCGAGGTCGTTCGTGCTGGCCAATGGGCGGGGATGGGCACCGGCAAGACCTCGGCCACCCTGGCCGCCCTCGACCTGCTCCACCTCTGCGGCGAGGTCACCCGGCCCGCGCTGGTCATCGCGCCGAAGCGGGTGGCCGAGCACACCTGGCCCGACGAGGTCAGGAAGTGGGACTTCTGCGCGGGGTGGCAGGTCGACACGATCCTCGGCACGCCCGCCCAAAGGCTGGCAGCTCTCGGCCGTGTGCGAAGGGGCGGCTCGCCTCTCGCCACGATCAACTATGAGAACCTGCCCTGGCTGCTCGAGAAGCTGGACGGCGACTGGCCCTTCGGCGTGGTGATCGCCGACGAGAGCACCAAGCTGAAGAGCTTCAGGGGCGGCTTCCGCACGCACGCGGCCACCGGCAAGACCTACTACCAGGGCGGCGGCTCGACCAGAGCCAGGGCCCTGGGCCGCGTCGCACACCGCACGCCGCGCTGGATCAACCTGACGGGCACGCCGTCGCCGAACGGGCTGCAAGACCTCTGGGGACAGGGCTGGTTCCTCGACGCTGGCCAGCGTCTGGGCCGTACCTTCGAGAGCTTCAAGGAGCGGTGGTTCCAGAAGTCCTTCGACGGCTTCAGCATCGACCCCCTCCCCTTCGCGCAGGAGCAGATCGAAACGGCGATCCGCGACATCTGCCTGACCACCGAGGTGCCGGTCGAGAAGCCTCTGTTCAACGAGATCAGGGTCGAGCTGCCAGACAAGGCCCGGGCCCAGTACCGCGAGATGGAACGGAAGATGTGGACCGAGATCAAGGCGGTCGGCATCGAGGCCGTCAACGCCGCCGCCCGATCCGGCAAGTGCCTGCAGATAGCCAACGGAGCAGTCTATGACAACGAAGAGAACAAGGCCTGGCACGAAGTCCACGGAGCCAAACTGGACGCCCTGGAAAGTGTGGTCGAAGAGAGCGGAGGAGCACCAGTTCTCGTCGCCTATAACTTCCGACACGACCTCGAGCGACTGCAGCGAGCCTTCCCCCATGCCATCGACCTCAGCACGTCGGCGGGCCTTCGAGCTGCAAAGGCTGGGGCTGGACGGGTCTGGCTTGCTCACCCCGCCAGCCTCGGACACGGAGTAGACGGGCTGCAGGAGCACTGCAACATCGTCGCCTTCTTCAGCCTGAACTGGAACCTGGAGGAGCACGACCAGATCATCGAGCGCGTCGGCCCGATGCGCCAACAGCAGGCGGGCAAGAAGCGCGCCGTCTACGTCCACTACATCCTGGCCACCGGCACCGTGGATGAACTCGTACTAGACCGGCTCACCACCAAGAGGAGCGTCCAGCAGATCATGCTCGACGCCATGAAGAGGAACACATGACCGACGACGCATACTTCGACGCCAACCCCGCCGACGTGCTGAACGACAACGCGCAGGGCCGCCTGCGCGGCATCATCGAGCGCCTCGAGCGCCTCGACGAGGACAAGGCCGCCGTGATGGCCGACATGAAGGAGGTCTTCGCCGAGGCCAAGGGCGAGGGCTATGACGTGAAGACCCTGCGCAAGGTGTTGCGCATCAGCAAGATGGACAAGGCCAAGCGCCAGGAGGAAGAGGCGATCCTCGACCTGTATCTGTCGGCTTTGGGTTTGATCTAGCACCAACTTGTGTTAGGATAGCCGCTGACCTCACAGCCTCCCGGGAGACGGGGCTGTGGGATGAGTGACCGCCAAAGCGTGTGTCACGACCAAAGCCCCGGCCGCTGGTTACTTGTCCTTCCCAGCGGCCGGGGCTTTTTGCTTTAGAGCACCCGGATCAGTTTGTTCACGATGATCGTCGGCTGCACGTTCTGGCTCGACCCGCCGCCCGTCGACGTGGCCGCCGCGGTGATGCCGGTCGTCGAGCTGCTGGACGTTTCAGAGCCGCTCACGGTGTTGGCCCCGCCCGCGATGCCGGTGTTCGGCGTGTCGTCTTGGCGGGACTGAACCGTGTGCGTGTGGCCCGGGTCCGTGATGGTGACGGCATGGACGTGGCCGTGCAGCAGTTCGCTACCGCCCGATGCGCCGAGGACGTCACCGTCAAGGCCCGACGCCGCGGCCGTCAGGCGGTCGGCCGACGCGCCGCCCATGTCGTCCTGGCCAGCACCCACCCGGCCCCGGTAGTCGGGCAGGTTGAAGGTGGTCGTGCCGTCGCCGACACCGTAGGCCGTGCCGAGGCGCGCGAAGAGGGTGGCGTAGGTCGTGCGGCTGACGGCCTGGCCGTAGGGGAACACCCAGGTCACGCCCTGCACCACGCTCGGCACCGCTGCGCCCGCATAGTCGATCACCGTGCCGATGGGCGCGATGATGTTGGCCAGCGCCACGACTTCAGCGGCGGTCGGGTAGTCCTCGGCGAGCATGGACTGAGGGACGAAGGTGGTCATGATCTCGTTCTTTCAGCGGGCCCAGAAGGCATACCACGGGGCGTTGATGGCACGGTAGGCACGCTGGTCTCGCGCCTCGCACAGCTTGATGACGGCCAGGCCGTCCTTCTTGTCGCGCTCCGACTGCGTGAGGCGGCCGGTCTCGTCGAGGGCGTAGTTGCGCCAGTCGTCCAGCGGCACGCCGCTGTCGGCGAGGGTAGCGTGGCCGACGACGTTGCCCAAGATGGCCTCGCCGAAGACCGAGCAGCCTTCAGCAGGCGCTGCCACCCTGGAGCTTGCACAGCTGCTGACGAGCAACGCGCTCGCGGTCAGCAGGATCAGCTTGGCGTACCGCATCTTGGGCCTCCTGTACCTGGGTCTGTGTGGCGGCGTCGGCCGCCGCGTTGTTGACGGTGATCTCAAAGGTCTCGGTCGCCGTCGCGGTGCGCGCGTCGGCGATAGTGGCTTGGTCCTTGGCCTGGTCGGCCGAGGTGCATGCCCCCCGCCACGATAGCAGGGACAGCACGGCGACGACAACGGCCGCCAGGATCAGCCATGCGCGAAGGGGAAGGGGGTTCTTCATAGCACCAGCTCGAAGTGGGGGCTGTCGCTCTCGCCCTTCTCGCGCGGCTTGCCGTCGCGGTCCCAGTCAGCGCCCCAGCGGATGGTGGTGCCCAGCTTCTTGGCCGCGCCGAAGACGGCGGCGGCCATGTCGTCGAATTTGTTGAGGTCGTTCCAGTCCACCGGGTAGGGCACGATGTCGACCGCGTGGCCGAAGCCCGTTTCCGGGTTGATGAAGTGGTTCGACTTCAGGGTCCACGTCACCTTGTTGCCGGGCTTCGTGCGGCCCTGGGCGAAAAGCTCGGCCTGACGTGCAGGTGTGCGGACGCCCTCGAGGACCATGAAGTCCTGCTCGGTGTGCTGGATGGCCAGCTCGAGGACGGCCACCAGCTTGGGGTGGACGCCGCGGAGGCGGAACTTGGATTGAGCGCCGAGAGCGTAGGTCATGGCTTCTTCCAGCTTGCTGCAATGCGGGCGAGGTCGGCGGCCGACGCGCCACCCATGTAGAGGAGGGCGAAGAAGGCCTGCGAGCCGATCAGGGCCAGGGCCACGTCGCGCAGAGGCCCGCCTTCACTGAGCTTCCAGATGATGCCGACCAGCAGGACCGTGGTCGACACGACGTAGCCGATGGTGACCCAGCGACGCCAGTGGAACGACGGTTCGGGGAGGGGGTCTTGGTTCTCGGTCACGCGCCCTCCCGCTTCTCGATGCGGTCGAGCTGCTTCTGCATGGCCGCGGTGCGTTCGTCCAGGCGCGCCAGCGTGCCGTCGGCGAGAGGGCCGACGATGCGCTCGAGGTTGGCGACGCGCTGATTGATCCCGCCGCCCCAGAAAACAAGGATCACGGAGTTAATGCCGAGCGTCACTATGACGCCGATCATGGCCCAGTTCAGCTTGCGTGCGTCGGAGTGAAGGGTCACGGCGGTCTCTTGCTCTTGTAGGTTATGCTTGGCGCAGGAAAGAAAGGGCCGAAACCAGCATCCGCCCCCTGACGCTCTCGGCGTCGGGGATCACGGCCAGGTCCACGGTGGGGTCGGTGTTGAACTTGGCCTCGCACATGTAGGCGTTGCCGGTCCAGTTCTTGACCCAGACCGCTGGGTTGCTCACGACGTATCGCAGCGGCGAGGTGTATGCCGCACCTTCGTGGCCGTCCTTGTTCGTGCCCCCGCCCATCATCAGCCAGTGGGACCAGAGAGGCTCGAGAGGGATGTCGACATCCACCCAGCCGCTATCAGCCACGAACTCGGTGGTGTTCGGCGCGTAGAGGCCGCCGCCACCGAAGCCCAACTCGTCGCTGATGCAGGTCGCCTGATTGAAGGCGTTGACGAACGCCACCGACCCGTTGCCCAGAGGGTCCGCCCCCCAGTCGTAGGTTCCGATCCTGGGGGCACCGGGGATGCGCGTCTGGAAGTGCTGGAGGATTTTGGTGTTCCGGCCCATCGACATATTCTGGGCCCGCATCCGCCAGCGCATCACCCAACCCGACAGGTCATCCGTGGCCGGGCGGCCGATGCTGTTGTTGAGGACGGAGAAGTCTGGGTAGCCCAGGTTCGGCGGCGCAAAGGCATCGCCGTGCGCCGAATACGATTGAAGCAACAGCCTGATCTGCGTGACCCGGCGGTGGTTCTCGTCGTCCGCCATCTTCGGGGAGACGCTGCCGGTGCGGGCGCTCAATGCGCCGCCGGTCTTCGTGTAGCGACCGTGCTTGGTGCTATCCATGCTGTAGCAATAGAGGATGTCGCCGTTGGCCCTTGCGCCGATGTCGGCGACCATCTTGTCGTAGGCATCGTTCGTCCCGTTGGGCGTCGAGAAGTATTCGACCGTGGGAACCTCGGTCCCAATGTTGATCTCGATGGCCGAGACGGCGTCGTCCGCCGTTACAACGCGGCGAAGATGGGCGATGTTCGCCAGTCCGCCGGGCGCGGGTGAATAGAAGAACTTCTTGACCTTTGCGTCGGTGTCGAAGTCTGTCCGCCAGTGTTCAACCAGAGCCATGCCCGGCCTCCTATTTGCTGAAGCGCGCGAGCGCGTAGATGCGGCTGTTGGCCATTGCGTAGAAGTCTGTCTGGCTTGAGACCACCGCCTCCTCCACTGGGGTCCGGCGGTCCACCCTCACGAGGTAGAACAGGCTCGACACCGGATCGCGGGCGATCACGCCGACGTCTCCCGCCAGCCAGCGCCCGGTCGCGACCTGATCGACCGCGTTGAAGTCCCTGATCTGGAGATACTCAGCGTCGTTGAAGCCGACGATCTTGATGACCATCCCGCCCTCTGCGGGGCGGTCCGCCGGGAACCTGACGTGAAGGTAGGTGTTCGCGAAGCTGTTGTTGGGCAGCGGGGTCAGCGGCGTGACGAGCAGTTTGGTCGGATCGCCTCCGTCCGCCACCGAGGTTCCGACTACATGGTAGGAGGGTGTCTTTTCCGGGACGAGGGCGTCGCTCGGGCTGACCGTGTAGTTGGTCATGACGAGGACGAACTTGTCGATGTCAGCCCTGTAGCGGATCAGCACGACCCCGTTGTCGGCCCACGCTGGCACCGGCAAGGGGTCGCCCGTGGCGCTTGTCAGGGGCTTGGCCCCGATGGCGTCGATGTTGAGCGTGACGGTGCCTGAGCTGTTTGCGACCGCCATCGGGCAAAGGAACAGGTCGTTGACGTTGTAGGCCCCGAGGTTGCCGTATTGGGTGGTCGTGACCAGGGCGTTGGTGGTTGATGCGCCCGTTCGGAATATGAGGGCAAACCGGCCGTCCTGGCTCAGGTTGTTGGGATAGACCAAAAGGTAAACGCCGCTCGCCGCGACATACT